GCACCCTTGGTACCACCCAGGGCGGTTTCGTCGATCCTGGGCGATTCTGTGCGGCGGTTTTCGACCTCGTTTGCCGATGCGATCGACTTCGAGATGCCGAAACCCATGTAGCCGAGTGCGCGACCCAAGGCCGACGTCATGCCGACCATCAGTTCGGAATCCTTGGTGAAAGGTGTCCTTCCTCTGGGTTCCCAGGCGCTAGCGATGCTGGGCACAGTGTCGTCTGCGGTGCGCCACACGGTGACGGTGCATACGAGGTACTCGATGTCGCCGAAGGTGACGAACTGCCGGTCGGTTTCTTGGACTCGGAGGTCGGGCCACCTGTCGAGGGCCATGCGGAGCCGGTCTTTGACTTCTACGTAGTCGCCGAGATCCATCACAGCTCACCGGCCTTCCGCATCAATTCCATCCTGTCTTGGACTGCTCGTTCGTTGCGGCCCAGATGGTGTGCGATCCAAGCCCGATCGAAGCCGAGAAGAAGCGCCGAGCGAATTGCTTGTTCCTCGTCGAACGTCCACGGCTTTCGTTGATTCGGATGCACTTCGCGTGACGGCTTCTGACGCTTTGGACGCTTTCCCAAAGTTGGGTTTTCGTTTGCGTCGTCGCGCAAAGAATCCATAACTGTGTGCAAAGTGTCGGACGTGGTGCCGAAGTCAAGGGTCAGCACCTGGGCCTCGACGGCGGCGTGTTCGGCTTCGTCGGCCAACTCGAGGAACGTCTGCAAGTTGTCGGTGAACGCCGACAGATGTTTCAAGGCTTCGGTGAGGTAATGCCGCTGAGACGGCCAGCTCGGTCGATTGTGATCGGTAGGCATGTCGGGGCCTTTCTTTGGTCGGTGAGTCGGACACGTTCCCGTTGGGATGTGCCACCCCAGATTCCGTGCAGTTCGTGGGGTGGCCATTGCAGCGCCCACTCCAGGCACGTTGTGCGGACGGGGCACGCCGCACAGATTCGTAACGCTTGTTTGTAGGAATCGTCTGACGGTTTGCCTTCGAACCACCAGGCGGTCGGGAAATCCTTGCAAGCCGCTTTCGCTTTCCATGAGGTGCCGATTCGGTCTTGCACGGTGGGGTCTAGCCGGTCGTCGGTTTTGCGGACGCCGGCACGCCAGGCGGCTTGTCGTTGCCGGTTGTACTCCTTGCAGGGGTGGCAGCGGCATCCTTGGCGATGTGCCCAAGCGGTGCCATGTTTCAGCACTTGCCGCGCCACGGTGACCATCCACATAGGCCTCGGTCGGTGTGCCATGTGTACAGCCATCGAGCGAACCAAAGGTTTGCGTCGGGGTTGACCATGTCGAGGTGTGCGAAGCCACGTTTCGCTAGTTCGGGTCGGTGAATCTGGTTGATCTGCACCAGGCCCACATCGACGGCAGCGCCGCGTGAGTTGTAGCGGACAGCTGCCGGTTGGCATCGGGATTCGCGCCACATGATGCCGAGCAGTTGCGGCATCTCGGCGTGGGTCCATCCGGCGTCGAGCGCCTCATCTACCCACTGGTTGCATGGCATCGACGAGTAGTCGCGTTCTGTTGGGATGCACGTCGCCAACAGGGTGAGCGGCAGTAGCGCCGCTGCGAAAAGTTTCATTGGTCTGCTCCTCGGGGTCGGGTCCGGGTGTGCGGACCACGGTTTACCGACTGGTCGGGGCAGATGTCAAGGCATCTCAGCTGAAGATGCGCCCGAAGGCTTGGTCGTAGAACGTGGGGTCGTTCGCTCGACGGGGTGAGATTTCGATGTGTACCCAGTCGCCGCCGGGTGCGCCGGCCACGGTGAGCCGGTCGTAGGCGACCCACATGCCGCGGTCGCAGCGCCATGCTCTACCGTGTGGTTTCGGGTGGTAGTCGATGACCAGCTCGAGAAGCAGGTCGTCGGCGTGTTCGACGAGAAACTCGACGAAGTCGACCGCTGCCGGGTAGTTGCCGAATCCTCGACCTGGGCGTGTCTTGGTGGGCTTGATGGCGCGCCATGACAGGTCGACGGCCCGTCCGGTGCCGTGCACCGATGGCCGGTTCTTGCCTCGCATGGGGCGTGGGGCGTAGGTGCCGTTGTTCCACAGGCCGTTGCCGGTGAGGAAGGTGATGTAGTCGACCAGGCGCATCAGGCCGGGTGTGGCCCGTCCGTTGTCGCCGTTCCAGCCGGTGTAGGGACGTGTCACGGTTCTCTCCTGCCGATGATTGGTTCGACTGGGACGCGGCTTTTGGCGGCGATGCCGTTACCAATGGCGTAGCCGATGATCGCGCCCAACATGCCGGTTCCCGCCTCGGAGGGAATCTTCTCGACTGCGAGAAGGACGGTGATGCACACCATGCCGACCAGGGCGATCAACGCTTTGGATGGGTTGGCCAACGTCATGGCGTCACCCACGTTTGCGTTGCTTCGTCCCATGTGTAGTCCTGGCCGTCGGTGGGGTAGGGGACGGGTGGTTGCCAGAGGCAGGTGTCTTCGTCGAGCAGCCATGATGGGTAGGGCTGTGGTGGGATGAACGCGTCTCGAGCCGGGTCGTAGGTGTAGCCGATGCCGGCGTAGTTCTTTCGGAATGTGCCGTTGTACGAGGTTTGGCGCCACACGCCCGGCAGGCCGAGCGACGCGATGAACGCTTGCCCGGCAGGTTCTGAATGTTCCGGCGCTGGGTCTGGTGCGTCGATGTTGCTAACGCTGATGACTTGAATCACCACGTTGTCGGCGTCGAGTTGCGCGAAGTAGGCCATCAGATTGGGTACCTCACAATGACAATGCCCTTTCCACCTGCGCCGGCAGATGTGGTGCCGCCACCACCGCCACCACCACCAGTGTTTGCAGTTCCGCTAACACCGTTTGTTGCGCCTTTCCCCCCATTGCCGCCACCACCAGAACCACCAGTTCCAGCCGACCCGAGGGCACCGCTGAAAACACCGCCGCCACCACCACCGGCCCGAGTTGTTGCAGTGCCAGTGATGCTTGAACTACGACCCGCGCCGCCGTTGCCGCCCGCTTCGTTGGTGTTTTGCGATCCAGCAGCGCCTGCGCCGCCACCACCACCACCACCGTTACCGTTGATCAGGAGTGCGTTTGCACCGGCCGTTCCTTCCCCTGCCGGTGATGCTGCGCCTCCTGTTCCTGGTCCTGTTCCAGTTCGGCCACCGGCACCGCCGCCCGAACCGCCAGAGAAACCGTTGACGTTGTTTGGCGCGCCGCCGCCACCACCAGTGGCTGTGATGGTCCCAAACACGCTGTTGTTCCCAGCGCCGCCGTTAGCCGTGCTTGACGTACCCGCTGCGCCACCACCACCGACAGTCACCGTGACAGCACCGGAAACCGTGATCTTCGGTTCTGCGCTTCCGCCGCCGCCGGTGTTCTCCCCGACGACACTGCATCGGTAGCCACCCGCGCCGCCGCCACCACCGACGAATGTGCCGCCGCCGCCACCACCACCACCGGCTATGACTAGATATTCAACTTCGAGCGAGCCCGTCAGTGTTGTAAACGTGCCCGAATCTTCGAATGTATGAATGACGTAGCCGTTTGCTTCCGTGATTGTACCGCCAAGGGCCTTCACGGTGTAAGAAAGGCCAGTTGGCCCAACGCCCCAGACTCCAGATCCGTTGACGTCCTTACCGCCGATCAAACCACCTGTGTAGATGTTCGCGCTCACGAAATTTCCAACACGCTGACAGTGATTTCGGCGTCGTTGTTGGTTTGGCCGGTGGCTCGGATGGTGTCACCGGCCTCGAGGACCAGCTTTCCGGCGATAGGTGCCAGCGACGCCTTAGCGGGAATGACGACATCCTCGACGAGGCGTGTGATGGCGTTCGATGCGGAACTGTCGGTCCACCACACCGACACCTCTTCGGTGGCTGCCGACACGTTCGCGACTTGGCAGCCGATGACGATGGCGGTTGTCGCAGACGGGCAGGTGTACGCCGTCGTCGTGGTGGTTTGGATCAGTGCTCGGGCGTTTTTGAACGTGTTGGGCATCGTGGTTCCTTAGCTGAGCGCGAGGATGAGGGCGATGGGGTCGGTGACGATTTCGGTCCAGGCGGTGCCGGAGTAGTACCAAAGGCTGTTGTCGGCGGTCAGGTAGGTGACCATGCCTTCGGCCACGTTCGCACCTAACGCCGTCGACCTGGCTGACGAGTTGGTGAACACCATGACGGTCTGTTCCATCAGGAAGTTGTTCACGTTGGTAGCGGTGAGCACCTCACCCACCGCAAACGTTCTGAAACCGCCGCCTGCCATGTCGCCTCCTAAAACGCCAACACGTTGAAATCGAGCCGGCCTAGAACAGAATCATTCAGCACCAGATACGACGATGTGTCGCGAGGTGTCAGACCGAACGAAAGCCGCCACCCAGCGCCGTAGGTGTAGTTGTGTTCGATCGATTCAATGGACGACTGCAACACGATCTGAGCAACATTGGGTGGTGTGAACTCGACCGTCACTGAGTCGGCCAGGTCGAGTTGCACCAGCTGCGACACCGAAATCTGTGACTTGGAGTCGAGAAAGGTGGTGATGTCGGTTACTCGAGGTGATGTGCTGGAGTAGCGGACCAGGGCGTAGTCGAGCATGTCTGTCACTTCGGCGTTGGTGGCAAACATGACTTCGCCCAGGTCGAGGAACCTAATGCCATACGTGTTCTGGTTGGTGGTGTTGTCGCGCACCACGTCGGCCGACGATGGGCGGCTCGCCGCCAGCCGGTTGCACAACTCCGTTTGGGTGACGCCACGGGTGATGGATTCGTAGTTGACGCCTGAGGTGTCACTAAACGTCAGGGTTGACGCGTTTAGAAGTTTGTAGCGGTCGACGAAACGCAGAGTGCCGCTCCGGTCGACGAACAGGGCGCCTTGCTCGGTGGTGGCGACCTGGAACAGGTAGGACAGTGTGTTGCCGGAAGCGGTCCCTGCCGCGCAGCTGCTGTAACCGGTGTCGATGTTGGTGGGGTAGGCATAGTCGACCTCGGGTAGCCCGAGAATGGCGGTGACGCGTGCGCCTGTGGTTTGTGCCGTGACGGAGGTGCCTGAGGGGATTTGGGTTTGGGCAAGTTCACCGAGGCCGTCCACGCAGGTGAACGTGGCGGTGGCCTGGCCGGACAGGTCGTAGTTGAGCGCCAGGTCGGTGATGAAGCCCACATAGATGATCCGCTCGTACAGCAGGCTGCCTTTGTTCGAGGTGATGCGGATACGCCGCCCGGTGAGAATGTCGCCGTAGTAGGTGCCTGCGGTGTTGTCGGGGTCAAGTTCTCCGTCGAGGTTGCGTGCCACGATGGTCGCTGTTCCGGCTTGGAACGGCTGTGTGTAGTCGCTGCGGCCACGCCTGACGGACATCGAGATGCAGCGGTTGCTGATGTCGACGTACGAGTTTTTGCCGCCGAACTCGGCTTCGATCGTGACCGGTTGCGCCACCGTTATGCCACCTTGATCGGGGCCGGGCCTTGCTGCCGGTTGTAGGTACGGATCGCCTCGATGACGGCCTGTGGGTCGGCGCTAGTGACGGTGATGTTGATGGTCTGACCGCCGCCACCGTCGGTTCGGTTCATGCGTTCGTACCGGTCGAGCGGAATGATGATTTCGGGTCCGGCTTCGCCGACCAGACCGAGCGTGGGGCCGGTAACGACACCACCTTCAGCGAATGGCAGCACCTTCCCGATGAGACCTTTCACGGTGCCGGCACCGGGGATAGCGGAGGTGATAGCGGAGCCGATCGAGCCGGCTACTGACTTGATGCCGTCGACGATGCCGCCGACGATGTCACGCCCGAGGTTGAACATGGCGGCGACCACGTTGCGGAACGGTGCGATGAGGATTTCGAAGATGTTGGCGACAGCTGCGCCGAGTCGACCTGGGAGGTCTTTGAACCATCCCCACAGTCGGGTCCATAGGGCGATGACGAGGTCGTAGGCCAGTTTGTAGGGGCCTACCATGATGAGGAACAGAACGTCGAACGCTTGCCGGATCAGTTCGGGCAGGTTGCGGAACCAGTCGAGGAGGGTGTTCCACGCGCCAAGGATGAAGTCTTTGACTGCGCCGAAGATGCCGCCCAGGAACTCGACGGCTTTGCCGATGATGTCAAACCGGGCTTGCAGGACCACGAAGATGGCGATGAGCGCCACGACAGCGGCGACGATCAGTACGACCGGGTTCACGGCTAGGACGGCGTTATAGACGGCTGTGACGGCTGTCAGCGCCTTCGTGGTGGCTGTCCAGACCTTCATGGCGACGTTGATGGCCACGATCGCACCAGCGACGCTGCCGATCACACCACCCAGCACCATGATGAGCTGTGTGTTCTCCTCGACGAACGACGCCAAGCCGGCCAACGTGGGCAGCAGCCGTTCGATGATCGGGAGCAGGGCTGCGCCGATCGTTTCTTTCGCTTCGTCCATGCGGATGGACAGGTTCTTGAAACGGCCTTCGGCGGTGTTGACAGCGTCCGCAGCTGCGCCGCCGAACGTGTCGGTCAAGGCTTTGCCGACGGTGTCGAAATCGGCTCCTGCTTTGATCGCATCCCTGAGCGACGGGTCGAGTTTCTGAAGGGCCGTCATGTTGCCGTTGTACGCCTTCGCCAAAGCGTCGGTGACAGCGGTCAGGTCTTTGCCGGTCGCCACTGAGATGTCGGAAGCGAGGGTGAGCAGTTCCTGCGATTTGGTGACGTCGCCGGTGGCGACAGCCAGTTTGGCGAACGCCTCCCGGAGGTCGACATCTGCGATGTTGGTAGCCAGCTGGGCTTTGTCGATGTAATCGGCAACGGCGTCGATCTGGGCTTCGGTGGCGTTGGTGGTGCGCCGCAATGCTCCGGCGAGTCTGTCCGCAGACGCTGCGTCTTCTGCTGCGCCTTTGGCGAAACTGAACGCGGCTGCACCCAACGCTCCGAGCGCGACGGTGGCCGGCACAAACGCCTTCTCCAGAGCGAAACCGGCTTTCTTCGCTGGTCCTTCCAGCCGGTTGAACTGGTCGACCGCTTTGTCGATCCCTTTCTTGTCGAACTGGCTGATGATGGGGACGTTGATCGCCATGTCAGGCCAACTCCTCGTTGATCCGCTTCGACACAGTGTCGATGACGTCCTCCAGGGCGCCAGTCACGGTGTCCATGTTGCGTTCCACCGCCGGCCACATGGATCGGGACGCCTGCCGTACTTGGTCGAGTTTGGCGACCATTGCTGCGCCTCGACGACCGCCTTCGCTGCCTCGACCGGGGAATGATCTGCCGGCAGCGTCGAGGATGACGCCGGCAGCGTTGACCTGACGCAACGTCAACAGAGGGAACACATCGCCGGCGTAGCCGCGGACTTTGCCGCCTCGGAACGCCACCTTGATGCCTTTGGTGACAGCGCCGTAGTCCCAACCGCCGCGCCAGGTGCCCCAGTTACGGAGAGGTGACTGGTTCGGCACCAACGATCGGGCTGCCGCCTCCAATGGGGTGGCTGCGGCTTTCATGCCTTTGATCGTTTCCTTCCGCAGCTCGGGGTCGACTTTCTGCAACGTCCGCAACGCTTCGGCCAGACCGTTCACTTCGATTCTGGTTTCAACGCCTGTCACGTTGCTCCTTCATCACCTGGGCCACGGTGGCCAGGTCGTCGATGTCGAACTCGATGTCGGGAGGCCACCACCCGACCGATACCAGCAGCTCGGCTAGGAACCGTCTGGATTGGCCTTTTCGGTAGGGCGGGCTTCATCACCACCGATGGTTTGGATGTCGACCACACGCTTGAGGAAGTCGTCGAACATGGCCGGCACAACGATCTTCTGTGACTTCATCGTTTCCCATGCCAGAAAGGCGAGGTCTTCGATGCCGAGCGACGCCTTGCCGGATTGGATGTCGAACGCTTTGATCTTGAACTTTCTTTCCCACGCAACCTCGCTGTAGAGGTTGGTGGTCACCTCGACGGGGCCTTCGCCAACGTCGACAAGCATCTGAAGTTTGAGCATGTCGGGGCCTTTCTGCTCAGGGGGCGGGCGGGGTGATGTCGCGTGCGAACGTGCCGCCGGTGAACGTCACGTCCACGGTGCCGAGTTCGCCCACGCCGCCGTTGATCGGCGTAAAGCTGGCGAGCATGGCGTTGGTGATCGTGTACTCGGGGTTCGATGCGCCTTCGGCACCGGTGGCCGCTTTGATCTTGATCGTGGTCGTGCCGTCGCCCAGTTCGCCGAACAGGGTGGACTCAACCTCGGACGTGCCGTAGCTCAAGAACATGGTCAGGGTGACCTCGACGGCCTCTAGGCCCTTGGTGTAGGTGCGACCGTTGGAACCGAAAGCGGTGGTTTCCAGGCTGTCGTAACCGACGGTGATCGTCGCCGACGTGCACTGGTCGCTGAAGTCGAGGGTTGCGATCGTGACGATCGGGTTGGTGAGTTGGGTGGTGGTTGCCATGGTGCGCCTCCTTAGGGGGCTGGGGGTGGTGCCTCATAGGTGGAGGCGAGACGGATCACAAGGTCATAGGCGGGCATTTCTTGGCTGCCGACGATCGCTGTCGACGGGTTCCCCGACACCACGGCAAGCGACGAGTTCATGATCGTCCAGGCGGTGGTGAGCAGGTAGTTGGCTACGTCTTGGTTGCCTGGGGGAGCGCCCAAGATGCGGAGACGCATGGTCACGTCGGCCACATGTTTGGCGAACGTGTTCCATGTGGGCAGCTCGAGGAACACAGTCAAGGGTCGTGCGTTTCTCGGGTCGGTGACGGGGACCAGGCCCAAACCGGTAAGCACGGTCGACACGGCGGCGATTGAGTCTCGGAAGATGCCGGCGGAGGTGGTGGGCATGTCAGCCGACCTGGGGTCTGCCGACGCCGAGCAGCTGTAACACGCGCCCCATCGACATGGTGGGTAGCGGCATGTTCATCGAGTCGTACGACTGGAACGAATCCACCGAACCACGTTCCCTGTACAGGCCGGCGGCGTACAAGATTGCGGCTTGACGCACCGCCGGGTTCGGCAGGATGGCTGTCGAATCCACGTAGCCGGCGGACTTGCGTCGCCTCCAACAGAATTCGTTGGAAGCTTCGACACACATTGTCAGGTAGTCGGCGTCGTTCGCTGTTGCGGTGGCGATACCAAGAAACACTTCGACGTCGCCCGAGGTCGCCCAGGTGATCAACGGCACCAAACCGGCGTTCGCCGGGTTGAACGGTGCCACGGTGCCGATGCTGTTCGACGAGTACGTGATCGTCTTGGTGGCAGTTGTGATCGTGGCGATGGTGTGTTTGCCGTCGATCTTGTTGTTGCCGGTGCCGTACACCCTGACCTGTTCGTTGACTTCCAGGCCCACCACGGCGTCAAGAATCAACGTCGCGGTGTTCGAGCCGCCTGACGCTGTGATGATTCTGTACGACATGGTGGACCTCGAAGCCGGGGTGAGGGTCAGGAGAAGGTTGCGTTCGGGCCCAAGATGCGGATCATGTTCACGTCGACCACGACGGCGGCGAAGTACCCGCGGACACTGATGTTGACGCCCAGCTGCGACACGTTCTCGTCACGCAAAAAGCCCTTGTAGCTCTCGTAGCACTCGATGCCGCGCGTGTTGATGAGCCAGTAGTACTCCGATGCGGTCTTGGCGGTGTAGCCGCCGCCGGATGCTGCGCCGACCTGCTGGGTACCGACTTGGTTTGAGACGACCAGCTGCAACCCCAACGGGTTGCCATTCCAGCCGACGACACCCGACAGTGTGCCGACGCTGTTCATCGGTGACGCCTGCGGGAACACGGGGCGACCCTGACCGTCGACCAAAGCGCCGAGCGATGCCCACCGGGTCGTTCCGACCACCAAAGCGTTCGGCAGGTAGTTGCCGGTCGATGCCATTGACGCCGCGGCGGTGTACAGGTCGGTGATGAACTCGACTTCGTCGGTGAAGTCGCTGATGACGACTTCCTGCGTGTTGGTGATTGCGGCAACCATCGTGTCGACGACTTCCTTCTCGGTCGCCAACGCGTACTGGCCGGCCATGTCCACGATCGCTTGGTCAAGCATCGACGGGGCAGACCAGTCGATGACCTGCTCGGACAGGTACAGGCGACCGCCGAACGTCTTCTTCGTGACGACGATGTCGTCGACCTCGAAGTCGGCGTTCGTCAGGTTGGTCAGCTCGGTGGACTGCTGACCCACGGCGCTGTGCACCTTGACGTAAGGGCGGATGAATGTCGCACCGGCATCGGGCATGGAACGAGCACCGAGCGCCGACACGATGGGGCGCAGCGGGTTGATGTTGTCGTACACCGGACGCACGATCGGCACCGGCACCACACCGGCGGCGTCCGACACGAGGACGTCGCCCTGGGCGGCCTGAATGTCGGCGGCGATGTTGGCGTTCAGCTGGGCGAAGTCTGCGCCGCCGCGCTTCATCGCGAAGATGTATTCACCGGGGCTCGGGAGCCGCAGCAACTTCTTCGCCTGGGCGTAGATCGGAGTGGTGGGGATTTCTGCCGGGGCTGCGGCCTCGACGGTGGGGGTGGCATCTGCCATGGGGGTGTCCTCCTTCGGGACCGTGTTGGGGATGGTTGCGGCGACCTGGGTGATCTGTGCGCCGGCGAACGCCGGCACAGCGACCAACGACAACTCCATCCAGTCGCCGGCTTCGATGACCATGACGCCGTCCTCGGCGTATGACCACTTGGTCGGGTTGACGCCTACCGACACGCTGTCGATTGCGCCCATCTTGAGCAGCTCGAGCGCGTCGTCTCCGGCGCGTGTTGCTGCGATCTTGGCGGTGAACTCCATACCGGTTTCAGTGGAGCGACGATCAACCACCAGACCTCGGATCTGGGTGAGGTCGTGCGATTCGATCAACTTGGGGGCCGGGCCGTCGGTCGGGAGGCTGTCGGCAGCGAACCGGACAGCGGTGCCATCCGACACGACAGCGTCGACATTCCACGGGACAGCGACACCGGAGATGGTGCGCTGCGGTGCGGCTTCGCCGGCTTCGGCGGTCAACGTGACGGGTGCGGTCAGTTTCAACATCAAACAGGAGCCTCCATTGGGGCGACCTCGACTTCGGTGGCGGTGAACTCGGTCAGGTACTTCTCGACATCGAAACGAACGTGCCGGCCACGGGGTATCACGTTGTCAAGCGACAGCGTTTCCTCGATGCATGAGATGAACGGCTTCGCACCGAACAAGAACAGGTCCTGGCGAGCTTGTTGGGCGTTCATGTAAGTCATGCCGCCGGTGGCGATGCCAACCA